AATCCACCACCGAAAGCTATATCTTCCTTGCTTTTGTCAATAATACGATCATAGACCTCATTTATTGCTTCAAGCTGTTCTTTTACTCCTTCATAATAAGCGGTACCGTCCGGCCCCCCAAAGAAACTGGATATAGTTTTAGTTATACCGGCAAGAATCCCCGTAATTGATGAAATTATACTGAATGGCTTTGTTAAATCAATGCTTTCAAGCCCGCTCATGATTTGCCCTAATCCGGAAAGAGCACCGGAAATAGATTCAGGAACCGCAACACCTAGATTTGTAAGCATATCAACTAAGTTATTACCAGCGTTTACCAACTGTTGTCCTTGCTGGCCTATACTATTCACAGCCTTTGTTAATTTGCCTTGTGATTCTAGACGCTCTTTCTGCGCATCTGACAGATTTCTCTCTGCCTGCTCTTGCGTTAGTAGTTTAGTTACTACCTTTCCGGTTTTATCAGTATATTGTCCGATAATAACTTCTCCACCCTCTTGTACAGTATTCAAATCCTCTTGCGCCTTTATTACGGCTTCAGTAGCGCTTTTATAGCCTTCAATGCCTTGTTTAAGTTCTCCGAAAGGATTTCTTTCTGCAATCTTCAAATCAATATTACTGAATGCTTCTTGCAGTTCTTTTAAATCAGTCGGTTTTAAATCTTTCTCGGAATTATTTATTATCTCTTTCAGTTTATCACGCATCTTGGTGAGAGTTTCCGTAGACTGTGTATTCAAGTCCCCGAAAATATCTGCAAAATTGATAGTCTTCTTTAGTTCATCAAAAGTTACTTCTTTCAGTTTACTATCCAGTTCTTTTTTTAGAGACTCTTTTTCACCCTTGGTTGTAGCTTCTGCTATCTTCTGATTATATTCCGCATTGATAGCCACTTTCTTCTGTTGGAAATTGCCATACTCAACAAGATACTCATTCCAGGCCTGCACTTCCTCCTTATAAGGGGCAATAGATTGTTGTATCAGTTCGTTTGATATTAACTCGTTGAACTTAGATGTATCAACCTTTACAGTAGAAGGATCAAATGTCTTTTTCTTGTAATCCTTGCTTCTTTTGGCGTTTAATTCCTCTTGTTCATCAAATATCTTTTTCTGATACTCAATTTCCGCACGTATATAGTCTTCTTTTTGACGTTTTAACGCCTGGATTTCCTTCTTATTATCCAACTCGCGTTGAGCTATAATTTTGGCTTCTCCGTCCGCCATGGCGTCAATACGAGATTGTACAGCCTGATTTTCCAAATCTTCTTCTTTCCGGCTTCTTTCAAGGGCTTGTTTACCCAATAACTCATTTATTCTCTTTTGTTGGTCTACAAGAGAATTGTAGTTCTTATTTGTATCTTCACCTGCCGCACCGCCTTTGTCAAACGTCAAATCAATAGCGGAAATACTGTTTGCGAGTTCCTGACTTTGTTTGTTTATTTTAGAAATCTCTGTACGAACATCTGCTATTTTTTCTTCTCTTTCTTGGATTTCAGCCATAATATCAGTAGCTTCTTGCCTCAATGCTGTAAGTCTCTGATTTCCTCGCAATGCTGTAGGATCGGCGGTTTGTCTCTCTACTTTTTTTATTGTCTTTTGTAGATCTTCATATTTTCCCCTTAACTCGTCTATCTGTTTATATTCTGTATCTATTTGTGGCTCTAAATCAATAACTTTTCCCTGATTTTCCACAATCCGACTTTCTACCGCCCTTGCTTGTGCCGCTTTGAGAATAGAAGCTGCCAGATTCTCGTAGCTTTGTTGTGCAGTTCCGTTTTTAATGGCTTCTGCATCTAGATTTCTGAAATAGTCCGGGTATTCCTTTTGAAGTGCAACTACGGCTTTGTTCCTTTCCTTTTGCCCTCGTGCTGTATCTATGGCGGCTTTGTATAGCAGTTGCAATCGGGTGATATCTTGTTGTGCGTTTTTTGCCCCTTCGTTCAACGCTTCATTGAAAACCTTTTGGGATTCTTTTAAATCATCTACTGCCTTTTTGGCTTTAAACAGTGTACCAACCCACTTTATAATATCATCACCAAAAGCCACGAACAACGTAGTTAATACCGCCAAAACAGGTCCGCTACCTTTCAGAGATGAAAGCAACTGTTTCCAAACAGGCGTAGCGGTCTTCCCAGCTGCTGTCATTTCCTGATACTCTCTCCGTGCGGCTGCTATTGCATCCTGAAACGGTCCGATATTGTTAGAGATAGCCAGAAAGAACATTTGCGGACCCATTGCCAAAGAAGGCAATTCACGTGCGATCTGTGTGATACTCATTCCCAACATATCAAACTTGTTTTTTGCCCCGGATGCATACTTGTCCATCGACAAAGAAGCGTTATCCAACTGCGTTTGGGTTTCCTGTAGGTTCTTCAACAGTGCCGCGCCTTCGGTTCCTTCCCGTTGGGCTTTGGAAAGGTTCATGTAGTCAGTAGTCAACATCAGCACCTTTGCATGAAGCCCGGCGATAGAATCCGCTGCAATCTTGGTTGTAGTCGTCTCTGCTTCGAGTGCCGCCCGGCTTTCATTAATGCCTTTAGCCAGCTCTTCATGTAGAACGGTTAACCGGGCTTGTGACTGAATATATGCGTTCAGGTCAATATTTCCTTCTTCATACAGGGAATTTAATCCCGCCTGCATCTTTTCTACCTGTTGAAGGCTTAATATATTCTGTTGTATCTCTTTTATGTATTTTTGGGCGTCTTTTGACATGTTATCGAACGCTTCCCGGCTCTGTTGATCTAGTCGTTTGAAGTTCTCGCCCAGTAATGAGAAGTCAACCCCGGCGCTAAGGTCAATCTTTGTATTTTTGTTGTTGTAGACCTTCTTTAACTCGGTATGTATCTGATTGATTTTCTTTAATACGTCCTGATTGTCACCTGTAAAATAAAATTTAATTCCTGACATAATATTTTAGTTTTAGTTGGTTATTGATGATTAATCCCAGTGCATAGCCTTGATTTTAGCCATATTTGCGGGATTATCTGCGTTGATAACTGCCCCGCTTTGTCTCAAATGTGCTTTCTTTCGTTCTTCATCTGTCAGATAAATACTATCCGAACGGTCGTTGAACAACATCAGTAGATTATTATAGCTGATTTCCCACATGATATAATCAAATGACCAGCCGTAACGCTCGCACGCAAAATCTATCAACGTACCCCAAATGGAATGCCCCCCGAACATAACGGTATTATTACTGTTCTTTACCCGGGCTATCTCCCGCCGGTTGTCGTTGTCCTTGTCAATACCGAAATGTTTGATCAGGTCGGAAATGGTCGTATCTGAAATAACAGTCAAAAGCAGTGTCGCCAGTTCGTCCGGTCCCAGTTCAGAAAGAACGGAAATACGTTCTTTTATACAGGCTTCATTCTGTATATCTCCTTTCATTCGTAGGGTACAATATGCGAGCAACTGCAAAACTATCTCTTTGTTTTCCTCGCATACCCTCAAAGCTTCTTCCAGTGGGTTCGCTTTCGAGCGTTCGGGATTGATTGACAACTTTCTTTTCAGTCGATCAATAAGCAATGTCTTTCCCAAAGTAGGGGGATAGATACTATATTTTTTATTGTTTACCTCAAATACTACCGGCGCATCTGTCAACGTGTCCAGTATTAGGGATTCAGTGTTTATATAATTATCCATTTGCTATGAATTTATAGAAAATCCTGTAATAGTTCCGCATCATCCTTGTATGTGAATGAATACGGGTAAAATGTCTCTGAAAGCGCGTCCATGTAGTCGGGTGAACGCTTGATGCGTTTCTTTATCTCTTCCTTTGGCTCTATGATTATTTTCCCGTCGCTTCTGAATTTCCACTTTGTTTCGGTTGCTTCTTCCGTGAACTGGTCACACGGCGGCAACATCGGGAAGAAGTTGTT